TTTTGTATGGTCATGGGTGATTTTTAACCATCGTTTTGCAATAACTCCAGCTGAACACTGAAGTAAATAATTAAGAGCTTTGTGTTGACTGTCTACTAGAAGTGTCCTTCCGTCGATAGCCAGGATCTTGCCTGTAGCAGACCGCTTCTTAACAGCCGATAACAGCTCTGATAATCCAGGTATGGCGGCAATGAACGCTGCACGTACCTCCTTTCCTTTAGCTCTTGCCTTATTTGGTGATAGTTGTTTATCGACTGAGAGTCCGATCTTTGCATCGCCTGCTCCATATAAGAATGCGTAGGTTACGGTTTTGACATCACGTCTGGTAATTCCAATTTTGTCGGCATTGACTTGGTGAATGTCTCCGTTGATAAGGATTTCTGCATAGCGTCCTCCATCATACCTCGCAAGATAATGGGATAGTACTCGAAGCTCAATGCCGCTAAGGTCAGCACCGCACATAACCATGTTAGGGGATGCCTTAAATAATTTCCTAAATTTTTCATCTGCTGGTACCTGGGCTAAATTTGGTTTTCGGTGGGAACATCTAAAAGTATTTGTGGCAACTGAACAACTGTGATGTATTCGACTAGATGTCGTACATAGCTTGAGCCATGCGTTCACGCCTTCTGACATCATCCCGATAGCCTTTTTCAGTTCCAGGCATCGAAGAAAATTCAGAGCAATATCCGTCCCAATGTCCTTGAGGATTATCTCGTCTACTACGGGCTTGCCGTTCGAGCTTATTGATGAGGGTGTCCATCCATAATGAGATGTCAGAATCCATGCGATATGGTCTCTTGATGTAGGGTTTAGTTCTTTTAATCGTTGTATCTCGCAGCCTTCAACATAGCCTTGCGTTCTGTTATTTCGTTTAGGAGTAAAGATTGATCCTGCGACGAAAGGGTGCCTGTGGCGAAGTACTCTACTAAGTTCCTCAAGTTCCTTTCGGAGAGAAGATTCAAGTTCCCATGCAGCTCTTTCATCAAAATACCATCCATGTAATTCCTGTTGTGTAAGTATTTGTGCGACTGAATGCTCTAATTGGAGCCAGTCAAATAGCGGTGGAAGTGGTTGCATAATTTCTTTGTTACTTCAACATCCTGAGCACAGTAGTCTTCCATTTCTTGACTCCACTCTGCCCAGTCTGAGGTCTTACCAAACTCCCCCTTATATTCACCAAGTCTGTATCCGTAACTTTCTAATGAATGTCTTCCGTACAGCTGTAGTGGCATATGTCTCCACTTATGCTTGTGATCTATATCGTAGATATTCGGATGGAATAGACGTGATAGAAGAAGAGTGTCAACAATACGAGCACTGGTAGAGAAAAAGTTATAGAGTTTGCTAATAGCTGGGATATCGAACCCAATAATATTGTGGCCGACGATTGTATCCGCCACCATGAGTTTCGATAAACCCTCAGTGATTGAGTATTTGTTATTCTTTTCATCGTTGAATGTTTCTACCTCGTCAGTATCAGAGTCATAAATTGCTAGACAATGAATACGAGTTAAATCATTTAGGAGACCGTTTGTCTCTAGGTCGAATACCAGAGTCATTTCTCCACTCATATGTTTTGTCTACAAATTTGGCTTTCTTTTTTGCCTCCTCGCTAGGTGGCTCTGGTTTATTTAGTTGTTCTGGTTCCTTAGCATGTTCATACCAAGGATGTTCATATTCACTTTCTTCAAAAATCCGTGGTTTCGCTGGACCCGCGAAGAAAGGATGGTTCCGTAATCTCATTCTCACTAAATCTGCAGTTGGATAAGTCATATGTAAGTGTGCAAGCTATGCCTGTCTCGCCTGAATAACGGTTCTTAAGGACTCTAAGAGTCGTATCGCTTCCTCCCTCTGTGGACTGCTGGTCTCGTTCAAGTCCAACAACCGCATCTGAGATTTGAGAAATACTATGAGATCCCCTAAGTTGTGAGAGGGAAACACGTCCTCCCTCCTCATGTGATTTTCTATCATTACTAGATCTTCTTAAGTGACTAACTAGAAATAGAGTTATACCTGTACGTTCAACTAAACTTCGTAGACGAGTCATCGTCTGGTCTATCATTCGTCTCTCATCCCCATCTAATCCACTCAACAATATGCTGAGGTGATCTAGGAATATAAGACGACACTCCAGTCCACTGGCAAGGTATTCGATCCGATTGTAAACCACGTCTGGATCATA